TTTACTTTCTTTCACGGTATAGCCTAGTATCGATGGATATCAGCATACGTGGGTATTATGTATTTAATATCGCATACGTACGTACACACAACATTATATTGTCTATATAACAATTGCACAATATGATTGTAACAAGGTACTACTAATTAGCTCCTATGGTTACAACTAAGTACTATATTTGGTGATGCGCAGGTATTAATAATTTAGCCATACCGTTAGCTAATTTATTCATTGCATTAATATACTCCTCTAAATTATATATATTGTTAGGGCCTGTAGGTACGTATCGGTCCTTAAGTACGCGTTTAAGTAAATATGGTAATTGTGTATAGTAGCCTACTGTTGATTGACTATCCGCGTCAACTAACATGTAGCAGTGATTTGATTCATCAACATGCACTTCATACCCACCTAACAGTTCATCTTTAATTAGACAATATCTGGTTGTTGAGCCTTTCTTCCTACCTTTACGTTTTGGAGTTGTTTCTTCTATCATATAACTTTTATTTATTTTTAATATTGAAAGCATTCTTATCCCTATTTCGAATGCTTATAACTTTACTTTTGGCATAGGCGATGTTCACATTAGTTAAACTATTGTTTCGGGGCGCCGTTTTAATGCTTATAGGGCCCTATGATCAAATTGTTATTATTAATATAATGAGATTAGTTAGTGTATCCAAACTATTCTTATGCTACTAATGCGTTTATCACACTATTGTATTTACACATTGTGCTGCTATATGATTCGATTCTGCCCATACTGGATAAAGTGCTGGATGACCAAATGGATTTTCCTTTAAATATGCAACACGATCTTCATGTTTTGCTTGTATCCACTTTGCTCTTTGAGTTATACCTTTAGCGAATAATTCAGCATTGAAATATCTATCTAATTCTACACACTTATTTGTTTCACCCTCTCTATATAATATAGCTTCTTCAACATCCATAGTGTGATTAAAGTTTTCATTAACATTGAATTCAAATGTTTCTTTCCATTCTGCTACCATATGTGGAACCATTCTACCCAACTCATTTTGTTGGTGTGCTACCATAATTGATACTGGAAAATCAATACCCTTACCTGGTGTCATTAAACCATACTTAGTTAATTCATCCTGAACTATCTTTACTGCTTTTTTAATTTCTACTTTATTCATAACCTTTATTATATATTTCTTAACTTACTTACATCATAAATATAACAATAATCAGCGCGGAAGCCAAACATTCGCCGCGGGGGGTGAATGGGGAGGTATATATTTGATTTCCGTTTAAAAATATTTGGCTTGCGCCATAAATGGGCTAATGTCCCTAACACTTTAGACCATACACACCCGTACCGTTTTCCACCTACCATCGCCAAATTAAGCGCCCCATCAAGCGGTTTTCCACCCATGCCAACAGTTGGCCACCCTTCACACATTGCATTTTTCTCGCTTAATTTATTGCTTAATTCACTTAACCACGCTTAATTCTCTCACCACATAACCTAACATCAACACCACCATACCAATATGATAACATCCAAGTGGATTCACCGTACGTGTCTTATTCTTCATCGTCGCTGGATTTGTTTCTCGGCTCTATTTTTTTGCAATTGCTTCCTTTATAGTGTACAATAACATTATAAGGATAATCATTGCAGGTATTACAATTAGTACTTTCATTTTATTTTTTTAGCTTTATTCATTATACATTTTTTAAATGCTTGCTCTAACTTAATTCCATCTTCCTCGGGTTGGAACCCTATAATTTCACCTTTATCATTTACATCTAAATTATCTTTAGAATGGTCAAACCAACAATTATAATTGTAATGAGCCCCCCAGTTATTTTCTTTTAGGAATTGTCGTTTTTCTTTTTTAGTCATTTATTAATCTTATATTTAATTTCCTTTTTAAATCATCCCTACCAGGATATTTAGATTGGAAACTTCTTAACTTATTAAATGTTAATCCATTTATAACTCTACTTATACCACTAACTGGATTATTATTAATGTCGTAATTTATTAGTTCTAATTTATATTTCATTGTTATTAGTAATTGCCAAAAATTATTTCTTCTACTGCTTGTGCTAATTCTTCTCCATCTGTTATTCCTTCATGGAATGTTTCTAATTGAAAATTTATATCTTTTTTAATCGCCTCCCAAATATCAGGATCAAATTTAATATCTCTATAATTGGATTCTAATGTTTTAAAACTATATTTTAGGTTTTCTTTTTTCATCTTTCTAATATTACAAAATTACCAAATGCATTATCAAACACTTCTAATAAATGTTCATAATCACCTTCCATCATTTCATTTATAAGAGCTGAACCTCCATCTTCCCATCCTAATTCTTTAGCAAATCGTTTTGCATAACCCATTAATGCATAAGCATTACCATCTGGGCCTGTTAAATCAATAACTATATGACCATGTGATTGTTTTTTTCTTATCATAACTTTTTATTTATTTTCAACTAACTTATATGTTACATAAGGTTCGTTAATACCACTTTCATTATAGCGGTTAGTTGTTATCTCATAACACCAACCTATGTCTTCTATATACACCATTTCTTTTTCCATTTTATCTATATTTAATAGATTCAATTTTACTTGTTCCTGTATTTATCATTTTGAATACTTCTTTCCAATTACCTTCATCAGCTACCCATTCAATATCATCTTTTCTATGTGATATTTGCCAATTACTATAAGCAAAACCATGTGTGCTAATCCTATAATCTCCTTCACTATTTTGTTTTATAGTCCATCTATATGAATTGTCACACATACAACTAATTAAGTTAATTTTAATCTCTCTTGGTTTACCTTCTAATTTTAATTTAGGTGGGTTTAAAGATAATTCTCTATATTTACTCATAACTCTTATTTTTTATTTATTATATGTAAAACTATTTAATAATTCTTCATTAAATTTTTTCAATCCTTTTTTTTCAAACTCATTCATCGGTCTTGCCAACACTTCTAAATCATTCTCATACTCAATTATTTCTAAGTATTTAATTATTTGATTAATTTTTTCCTCTCTTGTTGGTTCTTCTATTTTTAATATTACTTCCATAACCTTTATTTTTTAATTTAACGTATTTCTTAACTTACTTATATCTAAATATAACATTAATACCCCCGGTAGCCAAATATTACCACACGGGGGTTTAATTATTTTAACCCTTTACTACTTCACACTCGAATTGTTCTACGATAGCAAACCTAACATCTTCATATTTAATTTTACCAATTGATCTCTTACCTAACATATCATAAGTGTAAAGTGTAACACATGTTGGACCCCACTTGGTAACATTCATACTGTTAGTACCAAACATAGTACCAATTGAACCATTATAATTCTTTTTGTACCCTTGTCTCCCTGTAAATACTTTTGAAACCTGACCATATGAACCATCTTCTTTTTGACCATATTCAGTTATACCTTTAACAGTAAATTCAACATTGTTCTCAGTTCTTAAAATTTTTCTAATTTTTGTAATTTCACTTTTTTTCATAACCTTAATTATTTTTTTATTATTCGTTAAGTATTTCTTAACTCTTACCTCATAAATATAACGTCTATTTAGCCGGAAGCCAAGCACTCGTCACAAGAGGTTTTACTTGTTTTTACACGTTTTATAATGCTGATTCACATATAGAAAAGGGGCGGCTTAAGGTGTAAGTAAGTTAAGATGCCGCCCCTTGATTTTCAGGTTATGATTCTGAAATATTTTATGCTTGAGGTGAATTTAATCCCTCAGTAAATAACCAACCTACATTTTCGGTTTGTTCTAAGCTGAAAAATAATCTATCCATTTGACCACCTCTTCTATTTTTACTAAACGAAATACATCTTCCATTTTCATCAAATCTCATTTCAGCCATTCCAGTTAGCATATGTTTGAATCTATTACTACCTGCAAAATTACCTGATTTAGTAACTTGTTGAATAATCATAAAAGCAGTGTTTCTTTTTTCTTTATTTTCAGCTTTATTATGTTTTTCTAATATATTTAATATTTTAGTTTCTGCACTTTTACTAGTACCACCGTGAAAATCTACTACACTCGTAACAACTTCAGCCATACTATCTATTAAAACTGCATCCCAACCTTCACTTAAAATTGATTTTAAGATAACAATCGGATCTTTTTCTATGTAATCACCTAAAAACAAAATAGGTAACTTACCAAACTTTGGAAATCTTTTTACATAACCAAACATATCAATTGAAGTCATTTCACCTGATATAAATAATACTTTATGATCATTTTTATGTAGGTCAGATAAAACATCTAACATAACAGTACTTTTACCTACTCCTGGATCACCTATAAAGGCAAAATTTGTACCTTTCATTAATCCACCTTCACCACTTAATAAATCATCAATTTTTCTACCTGTTTTCATAGGCACAAATAAATTCTCATCGAATTTCAATTCGTCCATTTTTACTAACTCTGGCTTCCATCTTTTTACTTCTAAATTTTTCATAACCTTAATTTTTAATTTTTACGTATTTCTTAACTTTCTTACCTCATAAATATAACGTCTATTTAGCCGGAAGCCAAACATTTCGTTAGAAAGGTAATTCATCTTTTTCAGTCCACACATTATCATTAAAATTAGGTTCATCAAGATTTAATAATTCTCTAGGTTCTAAACCTCCAAATGGACATTCATGAATCTCAACTATTCTTGTATGGTCACCCTTTATACTTCTTTTAATATCATGGGCTCTTTTTCTAGCCTCTTCATCGCTCTGAGCATAAATGTATGTGTCTATTACTACTGCGTATCTTTTAACTTTTGTCATAACCTTTATTTATTTTTAATATGGTAACTATAATTCCAACCTGTATCATCATCCTCAATTTCATGTTCTATGACTTCATAAGGAGTAGATAAAAATAAACCATTTAACTCAGAGGCATTAACTTGACTCCAGTATCCGAATCTTAATATAATATATTCTTCACCATCGAATTTATCAAATCTTACTTCAATCTGGAAATCATCGTAACCATAAAACTCTTCTATTTCTTTTAATTTACTGTATTTTAATTTCATAACCTTTATTTTTTATTTCCAATTTTTAATAAAATTTAAAATATCATCTAATAACCATTCTTTTTGAATTCCAATTGAATCATCTAATTTCTTTTGAATCTCATTATTTATTTGATTTATTTTTTCTACTCTACTCATAACCTTTATTTTTATGTATTTCTTAACTAACTTACCTCGTGAATATAACATAATTTAAACCAGAAGCCAAGCAAGATGTGATAAAGGTTATTTAGAAATTAATATGATCTTTTTTCATTTGGATCAGTTCCTCTTACCCAAGGTGGAATTTCACCGGATTTCATGTTTCTATACACTTTAAGAGCTTGCTCAGGTGTATCTCCCTTACCTACATAAATTAAGGAACGTTTGTTCCAATAATCCTTATAATCATCCCTAGAGAAACAATTCCATTTTCCTGTTTGTTCATTAAATCTAAATAACATATTTTGTACATTTTTCATAACTTTTGTTTTTAAGCACTTATTTCATCATCATTATCTTTAAAAATATCTTCATCAAATGGTTCATCACTTATAGCATCTAAAAAACCATCTATAAAACCCCAAATTATAGGTAAGGCTTGACCTATAATCCAAAACCAAAATAAAACAGATATTATTAATCCTAAATCACTTTCTATTATCATAGTCTTTTCTATCCACAGCAACATAATGTTGTCCACTTATACTTCCTTTTCCATACCAACCAAATACAATATCATCAAATATATTTACAGCTCTAAATTCAACCCAATCAAAATTTGGAACTTCTATTGGTTCATCCTCATTTGGGAATTTTATTTTTATCTTCATTTTTTAATTTTTTATTACTTTTAATCCACATATAAGGGAATACTACTATTCCAGCTATTATAAACCCTATACTCTTAAATATTACCACAATAAAAGTAAATAATTGAAGTATAATATTTTTTAATAATTTTTGCATCTGAAATTATTTACTCTTAGTGATGAGTCTATTTTATTAACTTCATCTTCATTTAGAATTAAAGTATTATAATAATGTTGTCTTAAGTAAGTTTGTCTTTCATACGCTTTTTCATAATCTTGAAATTCCTCAATTTGTAAATCTAAACTAACTTGTTCTTTGTAAATTACTTTATACATAACTTTTATTTTGTGATTGTGCATAACAATAAGGCCATTAAAATAATAGATGTGAAATATATTATTGTTCTTATTTTTATTTTAAATTCCATACTGTTTTTCTTTTCTTCCTTAATTTTTTAAGGTATCTAATTTTAAATCTAGGTTATAAATATTTGCTACTCGCTTGAGTAGGATTTCTACATAGTACTTCTTATCTGTTGTCATTTCTTCTACAAATCCTTGTACGTGTAGATATTCTATTGCGTCCATGACCTCTTCTTTGGTTACTTTATTTTTAAATTCCATACTGTTTTTCTTTTCTTCCTTAATCTTTTAAGGTATCTCATTTTAACCCATTTATTTATTTCATAGGCAAATGGAATATAATTAATTAAAAATATTGTTAATCTTTTCATTTTAAATTCCTGTAAAATATTTACCATTTTTATCTCTACTTCCATCTTTAATAACTCCACTAGGTGTGTATTTACCAATTTCATCTTTGTAAATAACTTTAATTGTAAAGTAATAATCTAAATTATTAAATCTATAATCATACTCCTCAGCAGTACCTCTTGGTGGACCTGAAGGTGAATCATCATGGTAATAAAAACTTCTATCTTTATGTCCTTCAACCCATCTTCTTCTACTTTCTCTCATATTATCAAGGCCCATACTTTTTGCTTTATCAACAGGGTTAAATTCAACTTTAAAATCATTTCCAAAATCCATTACCTCAATTTCTTCTTTCCATTTTAAAGAATCTTTTTTATGATGCCAATCTTTATCTGGGTTTGTTTTATAATCTGTTTTCCAATCATGGATACATCCTTTAATTCTTCTGACTTCATAACCATCTTTTCTCCCATATAGATCATTATACTCTTCACCAAATGTAAATCCTGTGATTTCATCTAATTTTTCTTTAACTTTATTTCTTACTTCTAAACTTTGTTTTCTTAAACTCATATACTTTTATTTTCAAATTCAATAATTGCTAATTCCTCAGCCATTTTTCTATTATACCCTTTATCAAGGTATTTTTCAAATAACTGTTCTAATAATATATCATTTTGGTGACAACTCATAACTTATTTTATTTCATATTTTTGTATTAACTTTGTATTATGTGACATTTTTTCCGATCTGTAATCCCCATTTAGGTAAAATTTGTTTGGATCATAATCACCAAACCATCTAAAACTAATATCAACAATTGTATCTTTTTTTCTAACATTATAAAATTTCATTTCATTAAAAAAGACATCATGTGGGATACAAAATCTCCTCATGTTGACTAAATCTAGTATTATAATTTCATCACAGTTGTCTCTTTTACTTTCTAAACCACCTATTTGTAAATAACAAGTATGATGAATTAAAGTTGATTCTGATGAACATAATGTTGAGGTTGATTTTAACTCACCTAATACACCCTCCCTAATAATATCATACCCTACAGTATTTTGATTAGCATGTATAATTTCATTACTACCTTCTAATTGTTCAACTACACTTTCAGCAAAACGACCTCTTACATCACCACTATTATATAAAGCTTTACTATTTTCATTAGGTTTAGTTACTCCCATCCATTCACAAAATGCATTAAAACCAAATAATGATTCTACATTTGGATTAGGATTAATTTTTTTATATTCAAATATATCTCCCATTAAATTAAATTAATAATTACAAATTTTATAATTTCTAAAGCAATAAAACCTACTACTATTAATGAAACTCCTTTTACTAATTCAATGATTGTTTTTTTATTTGTCATAACTTATTATTTTTTAACTTACATGCTAAATATAACATAAAAATAGCTGATAGCCAAACATATAACGTCCAAAGTTAATTAAACTTTAAATATTGAATGTAATTTTGATGCACCTGTAAAACCATATTTATATCCAATAGCTTCATGTAAATCAAAATCAAGAAACTTATTAAATTTATCAATTATTTTCTTAGTACAACCAGCACCCTTAGAATTAGCAACTGTTAATAAATCAGACATTATCTCAATTGGAATATCTAAATTTAATTTTTTAGGAGCTATAAAATTCTTATTACTAGAACCAGAACCAATATTAGTTTTAACTTTAGGAAATGTTAATTCAAAATCAACAACATTTGGATTATTAATATATGATCTCAAATTGTCAATATGAACTGCACCTGTTGTTACCCAAGATGTAATTTTTTTAGTGATTGTTTTGTTAGTGTTAGTTACAATTGTTACTTTAATTGCATCTAAATAATTTGTTGGTATTTCTTTTTTCATAACCTTTATTTAAATTTAAGCTAAGCTCATCTTAACTCTTACTTTGTAAATATAACATCCCTTAGGCCAAAAGCCAAGTATTTAATAATAAAGGCTTACCAGATGTTATTATTAATTTCATCATCAACCCAAATTTTTTCTTTAGTTCCTAATTGATCATATACCATTTTAAACTCTTCCATTGCTATTTGATCTTGAAGAAATTTCATTATTTCCATTTTTTTATTTTTATCCATGTTTTTTATTTTTTACTTGTTTAATTAAAGCATATAAACTAGGGTTAAAATTATCCCAGTACCTTTTATAATCTTCTATTTTAAAATTCTCTTTTACCTTCATAAACATGTTTTACAGTTGGAAATCTTAATGAAATTCCACCTTTATCATTATATGTTTCCTCAAAATATTGAACAGTAATTAATTTACCAACAATAGATCCATCCATATATTGTAATCTTTGTCCTTGAGACCAACCGCTACCAACTTTTACTTTATGGCCTTTATGTTCAATCCATACTTGTGATAACATTTCAATAGTTTCAGATTTGCCATCTCTAACTACTTCATGTTTATCAACATCATAATCTAATACTATATATTCAGCGTCAAAAAATTTTTTGACTTTGACTAAGTTTTTAGTACGTTTACCTTCATAACCAACATTTTTTCTTAACATAAACCCTTCCCAATTGTTTTCAGCAGATATTTTACCCCAATATTCAAAATGATCATCACCTGAAATTATATGTTGATCTAAATAATGTAACCCTAAATTAGGTTCAACATTATGAAGGAATGTTTTTAATTTAAGTAATCTTTCTGATAATTTTTCTGTTGATTTATTATTATCAAAATCTGGTTTATGTAACATATCAAACATTTTAAACACAGGTTTTTCAATTTGATGGTCTTTACGTCTTAATTCTTTCATTACACTCTTAAAATCCTCATCACCATTTTCATCAATCAAACAAATCTCACCATCAAAAACAGTATTAACAATATTAGTTGATTCAATAGCATGTTTAATTTTATCTAATGTAGTAAATTCTTTACCCATTCTAGAGTATAAATTACATTTACCTTCTTTATTAATAACAGCTAAACATCTAACTCCATCTAATTTACGAGAGGCATACCATTCATCATCCCAATCACATTTACCTTTATACTCTTGAGCTAAAGCAACATTAAATGTAGGAATAAGACCTGGTATTGCTTTATTAATTACTTTATCACCTGCTCTAATACCTAAATCTTTATCTATTATCTTATAAATTAAATCTTTATAACCTTTCAAATTGGCATAAGCATTAACTAACTTAATAGCATCATGTCCTGTTACTTTCCTTTGATTTAAAGCATCTAGTATATCAAAACAATCTATTGCTTCATCACCTATTAAATGTGAATTTTTTAAACAAGTTTTACTTGTAACATGATATTGTTTGAAGGGATTATAAGTGTATTCTAACATCTTAAGAATAAAAGCATTTGAACGCTTTATAATCTCAACCTTCTCATTAGCACTACTTGTGCTTCTCATGTCTTCTATAAATGTGTGTAACTCTTTCATAAACTTACTTATACCTAAATATAAGTAAATTTTACCTGAAAGCCAAACGTTATTGGTGGGAATTTAAAACTTCACCACCATAAGGAGACTGATGGTTGACTACAATTTTTTCAGTTTGTAATACTTGTTTATTATCTGTTATTGTAATATTATAAACACCACTAGATAGAAAATTTAAGTTTAAATCTAAGGGAGATGAATTATTTATTTTTAAAGACTTAACAATGTTTCCTTGCACCCCAGTTATATATAAGTAATAATCAGATTGAATATTAACATTATAAAATGCTATACTAATTCTTCCACTTGTAATACTAGGATAAATAAAAAATATATTATCAATAATTCTTTCTTGGTTTTCAAAATGATTAATCATTTCTTCTCTATAGGACCATAATGAAGACAAACCCCTTTGAACTTGACCTGTTGTAAAAGCAACCATACACTCATCACCACAATAATCCATATAATTTTTTACAAAAACTCTATCTATAGTACTATCACAATAACTCATTAGAGTATCAGGACAATTAGTTGATGGGAATGTTGGACCCCTTTGCCTTCCAGTGTCATCAACTAAATCATCACCGCATTCTTCAGTACCCCAAGTGTGATATAAATTTAACCAATGACCTACTTCATGAACTAATACTTTACCTTGATTAAAGTCAGTATATTCATCATTCCAGTTATAAAGCATATTACCAACTACCCTAAATGAAATAACAATTCCATCAGTGGAGGGACTACCTCCTGGGAATTGTGAGTAACCTAATAATCCATATCTTAATTCACCAACCCATACATTTAAATATTTTCTAGTATCCCAAGGTGATTTACCATTAGTTGAATCATATTTTATTCTAGGATTGTAATATGAATAAGCTAATTCTTTAGTATGAGTTCTAGTTATACCACTAGTAGGGATTCCATTAGGATCATATTTAGCTAATTCAAAATTAATATTAAAATTCCCTTTATAATCCCTTAAAGTATCAGTTAATAAAGATGTATCTGAATTTTGTAAATTAAAGCATCTATTTAATACCTCAAGTTGTCTCACTATTATACTATCATGTAAGTTTTCAGTTTGTGTTTTATATAAAATATGAAAAACAACTGGTATAGTGACTGATTGGTTTTTAAATGATTTTTTAAGTAATGTCTGTTGAAGTTTATTTTCTATATCATTATAATGCTCAAGGTTTTCATTAATGAGTCCCCTATTATACTCATCAGTTCCACAGGTTTGACTAACCAAACCTAATGTTATAAAACAAAATAAAATTATTATAACTCTCATTTGAACTTTTTATCTACGAACTTTTTTCCTACATATATCAGAGCAATCCAAAATGTAAAAGCCAAACCATCCAAATAAGATAATTCATTCCATACTTGAACCACATCATTCATCGGTTGGGTCATATAAATTATACTTTAGAGTTAATTCCTCTCCTTTTTTAATATCACAAAGTGTAACCAAATCTAATCCCTCAGTTGTTGTTTTAACCTCACAGTTAGGTTTCTCACTATGGTTTACAAAACCACCAAGTGGAGTCCTAATGTATCCATTCTCAAAATCCACATGAAAGATATGTGATGTGCCTAGATTTGTTTCTTTTAAAATTTTTTCCAGAGCAAACAACCCGAGCCCATGTACCTCTGAATTTTGTATTGTCAGGCATTCTGGTAGTGGTTTGTAGTATTTAGTTTTCATTATTTGATATTTTAATTCCAATCATTATTCCAGTGAATAAACTGGTTATGCAAATACATATTAACCAGAATAATACCTCCATTATATACCTTGAGATTTTCCCTCAATGATTTCTTTCTCTAATTTATCAATCATTAGGTTGATTAAGAATTGTTTTTTTAGACTTGGGTTTCTATCCCTTTGTATCTCATCTTGTTCTTTATACAAGCGGGATAGTCTTTGTTGTTGTTTGGTTTGTGCCATCTCGTATATACGTATTGGGGGGTGCGTGGTATGTAAAAAAGAAAGCTTAAATTTTACTTTTTGATGTTCACTTTTTTATCATACTTACGTTTCCTAGCTGCTTGTCTTGCACGTTCGTCTTTAATATGTTGTAGTGTTTCTCTCCAATCATTTTGTTTGTTTTTTATTTTTAATCGTTTAAATTTTCTCCATAGTTCCCACTTGATAACCAAAATAAAACAATATCCTTACCATATTTTTTAGTTAAGGTGTTTATTGTTTTTGTGTCTTTTTCATTTTCATTTAATTCAAATAACTTTGACTTAGGATTATTTATATTATATTTATCTTTTTTATCCATTATATTTTATTTGCTTTACCTGCTATTATTTTATCATTTTCTAAAAGAACAACCCCACAAGCTGAATCCTTATCTGGGTATGAATTGTTAGTGTAGGCTTTTAATTCTTTAAAGTACGTATCTAAATTATCTTCTACGTGTTTATCAAAAATGCTTTTCCAATTATCTCCTGCCTCATCGATTTTATCTTCAATTTGAAATTTTTGAATAAATTGATCTTCACCCCAAAAATTAGTAATTGATTCTATTACATATTCTTTTTTACTATTATAACTCATAGAATCAGGACCTTCATCATTCCAATATATCATTTGATACATTCCTGGGTCTACATCAATCATATATTCAGCACTAAACTTTATATTATCTGGTAAGTTTTCAAAATCTGAAGTGTTGCCTATATAAAGGTCTTCATAATCAGAATGATTTGCTATTGTTGCTTTGTTTATTTTATTCATAACTGTTTTTTATTTCAACTGTTCTCCAATATTGAGCATCAGGATCTGTTTCTGCTATTTCTTTTTTAATATCACCTATTGTATAAACACCTTGTGCTGTATTGTCTAAAGGGAATACAGGTATATCATCTTCTAATAACCATGCTAAGTCATTTGTAAACCTCATTCCATTACTTCGAAATGCAACTTCAACAACCTCATCTTGGTCTCCATTTTTGATATTTACTCCAAATGTTGTACTCATAATGTTTTATTTAATTCTTTTTTTACTTTATTCCAATAATGTAATGTTGCTTTTCGTTTCCATCCTTTAGGTCCTCCATTCCAACATCTAGCTATTACTTCATCACTATCATTTTTATGGTGATAGTCTTTCCATATGTTAAACATTTCAATTGATTTAATTCGACTATATCTATCTTTATTTTTATAGCGTTGATCTTTGTTTAATTTTTTTAATATACGGTTAACTTCCTTAACCATTATGGGTCTAATTTGTAAAACTCCAATTGAGGGAATGATTAAATGTTTATCACCTATACAATCTTCTTTGCCTCTACTTTCTACTTGAATTAATGCTTTTATTAAATTAATATCATTTTTATCTTTTTTGGTTAATTTAATATCATCTACTTTAAGTACACTTGAATCCTTAACCCATTCGCCATCTATATTATTTATTTTTTCAATATAAGTAGAATCAATAACTATTAGATTTTTATCATTACCTATTAGAGGAATTGACTCATTTTCAGATATAATACCAACTCCTATTAAAGACATAAGACCTGGTATTAAAATTGATTTGTTCATAACCTTTATTATTTTAATTAATTAAATATAATAAGGGTTGATTGGAAGGCCTAACTTATTTGGTTGAGTGTTTTTTTTCACCCATTCTTCCTTCAGATCCAAATTTTGTATTTTGAGGCTTCCAATTTAATGGTAATTTATGTAAACGTCTCCATGCTATCTTTTCATATTCATACATCTCATCCCAAGTCTGGGGGTGGAATCTAAAATAGATAAAGCATAAAGCTATAAAACTCCAACCTATTATAAATGGAATACCGGCTAATTCATTATTTTGATATACTCCTATAAACATCCAAATACTTAATATTAACATTATATAAGCTATTGGATGTTGGTTTAAAAATATATTATTATGGCCTCGTGATATAGGCCTAAATAAATTAACAATTTTTCTTCTTATTTTTTTATATAAAGGTGAGTAGACTTTTAATAGTTGTTTTTTTACTTTTGGGTCCATAATATCTAATTTTCATTGGTTCTTGATATTAGTGAATCTTCACCTCCTATAAAAAATAATGTTTTGTTTTCTGATATGTTTTTATTTATATATGGTTTGATTTTGGCTACAGCACTACACATATCCTCAGCTATTACAGGTACTACCTTTTCTACATCTTCATCTAAATAAGTACATTCATATATAAAATGACTTTTTACTTTGGATGTACCTTTTAAAACAACAGACATCATAACTGTTGAAATATTTTTTTCATTTAACTCACTAATTAGTGATTTTTTTTCTTTTTTATATTTACTTCTTAACATTATTTCTATAATCTAATATAAATCCTACTAATACTATTACGTTCATACCTATTGAAGCTCCTAGTTCAATTACATCCTCATAAATATTTAAAGTTAAATGTATATGACCTACTATCCAAAAAGGAATGGCTAAGTTTTGACTTACCCATATTATTGTAAATTTTAGAAATTTAACCATTTTAATTATAACGCTCTACCCACTGTGTTATTTCTTTAGTTGTTGAGGTTCTATAAATATAAGGATGGTTTTCCTTAAGATAATCTTCTATTAAATGGACTTGGGCTTGAATGAATAATTCATTTTCATTTTGAGTGGAGTAATTGAGTGGTTGGTTCATTTTATTTTTTATTTTTTATTAATTTCTACTATAATCATCTTCTAATCTCACAATATCATCTTCACCAAAATATGTTCCTGTTTGTACTTCTATAAATTTTACTAGGTTGTTGGTTTTATTCCAAGCTCTATGCTTTGCCCCTTGTGGTATATGAATAGATTCACCGGGTTTACATTCTACCTCTTCACCATTTAAAACTATAGTTAATATTCCTTCTATTATTGTCCATTGTTCTTGTCTTTTATAATGGTATTGATATGATAGTCTTTGTGTTGGTTCTACTATAATTCTTTTCACTTTACAAATATCATCATCTAATAATACTTCAAAGGTTCCCCAAGGTCTTGTTTCTTTATAATTCATTTTTTTAATTTTTAAAAATCAAATCTATTTACTTTAAATCCATAATTTTTAAACTCTAGAGCTTTATTTATATGATTTTGAATATGTTGTTCAGGTTCAGTATCTCTTATTTCTCTAAATCCATTTTTACCATTATAAGACTCATTAAGTAATCTTTTAAGGTAATCATTCATTCCTTTTTTTGATATTTTTTCTTCTTCAAAGATTGCTTTTGTTGCTTCACATATTATATCTTTTACTTTTTGATTTCCTGCTGTTGAAAACATTTCAAAATCATAATAAGTTTCTTCAAAATCTGTTAGGTATTTATTTTCGGCTTCAGTCATATTTAAAAGGGCATTAAGGGGTTAGAATTTCTACGATTAATATTTTCTAATTCAACATCAATACTATGATTATCCATTTCTAATATTTCATCTAAATAATCTCCAATCTCTTGTTTTACTTCTTGTTTAGCATTTTTAATTGCTTTTTCCAATGTGCCGTCATGATCTATATATATTCCAGAATCTGAATCTTTAAGCCATTTTGAAAGTACTATTAATCTATTTTTTAAATCACTCATAACTTTTATTTTTTTAATTTTAACAACCTTGCACATTTTTCATATTCTTCATTCTGTTCAAAATATGCTATTAAATAATCTATATCTTCATCTTCTGGGAAGTCTATAAATGGGTCTATGTGAAACATAATATATTCTATATTTTCTTGGTTAATTATTTCATCAAATGTTTTTTCACCTACTAAGATATCATATGAATTTCTAATTGATGATTCTATTAACTCAAATTCTTTTAATTCTTCCATTTTAACTTAATTTAGATCTTGTTATTAATACTATTCGAATCCAATCTAATTTATTTTCAATATCATTTATAAGTTTAGAGTCACTATTAGCATCAGCTATTCCTAACTCTACTTCTTTTTGTTTTTCTAATTTAAGTAAATCAAAAGCATTTAATCTATGCAATTTACATAAATATTTTTCTGCTTCTAGTGATAAATTTTCAAAATTGTTCATAACTACCTTAATTTTCTTATATATAAATATAAGTAAAATAAATAAGGTAGCCAAATTTTTACCACAAAATGGTTGGACTGTTTTTCCAGAGTTCTTTACCTAATTGAACTTTTGATTTTATTAATGGTACTGAGAATTTTAGAATGGATTTCATTTCTTCTAATTCTTTAATTGTTGGAAGTTTTGTATCTTCCCACCCTATTCCTTTTTTTGTGAACATTAAATGACTTTCAGACATTTCATCTTCAAATGCTTCAATAAATTCTAAATTGATAGCCATCTCCTCATAAAGTTTTTCAGTATGTAATAAATAAGGTGAGAAGTCTTTATTGAGGAAGTGATTTTCAATTTTTTGTAAATAACCAAGTAGAATATATTGTTTATATTCATAATCGATTGGTTCATCCATCCACCATGTTAATTTCAACAGTTCCATTTTTATCTATTAAAAAACAGGGGCTTGTAGTTGAGAGCTCTAATCTCCATTGGCTTTCCAAGTGTTCCTATTAGTGGTTAACAGCCACTAGCGCCCCTATCTTTTAAATAAATAGGTTTTAAGGAATCACTCTTTTTTAAATTTACCCCTATATGTTTTTACAGACGTAACTTGTTTTGAAAACGTTTTGAAAAAAGATGTAATTAACTTCATATAAATTAATTTATTATAAATATGAAAAAAATTTGGGAAAGTTATAAAAGATTAACATCCATCAGTATACCCACAACAATCACATGAGCATGATTCTTCACATTTACATTTTGGGCAAGTACAAGGTTTCATTATCTTAGGTTTTTAGGGGTTAAGGCTTCCTTAACCATTTGTTTAAAATCAAAACCTTTGGATTCATAAGCACCAGATGCAGATTCATCTTCTATTGATTTATCTCCTGCACTAGCATCACTATAATTAATATCTAAATCTTCATCTTCTTTAAGATTAGGATTAGTAACATGATACTTTTTAAAAAAATCTTCTAAAGCATCTGGATGATTTAATTGTAGAGTTTTATAAAATTTAGGACCTACAAAACTCTTAATTTTTTCATCAAATTCATTAAAGTTAACTGAGTCATCAACTACTTCTCTATACATTCCATCTCTCATCATAAAAGCAGGAATTTCAACTGATTCATTAATTGATTCAGCTAGTGCTTCAATATCATATTGTATTCTTTCTAATGGAGTAACATCTCCAAATCCTAATCTATTTTTCTTAACCCAATCAATTAGTCCAGCTTCCATTTTAGCATTTTGAGCCATATCATAAGCAAATTCAGCTCCACCTCCTGATGCTACATCTTTAATCCATTGTTCATATTTTCTTTCATTCCATTTAGGAGTTGAAACTTTTTTAGCATGAGGACCATCACCTAATTTAGAAGTGGCAGCATCATATGTACCTGGTAAAAATACTCCTGAGTAACTACCATCACCAAAACCAATTTCTTTTCTAAATCTTCTTAATTCATATTCAGCATCTTCAATTTTATCTTTAGTTGTGAATCCACCCATTTTTTCTCCAAATGCTATTTTCATATCTTCTAGTCTGTCTGGGTCTGTTTCAAAATGTAGATCCTTAATTTCAATGAATCTAAAGTCATCACCTCTAACTACTTCATTAATTGATTCTTCTAATCCTCTTTTATTCATTTCATCAAGAACAGATTTGAGTAAATCCATTTCTGCTGCATTTGGTCTTGTACCCGTTGTTAAAAATTGATCCCTTAATCTTGTAAGAGCTTCATCTGTTAGTTCTTCAACTGGTAATCTTGATACTATTTCATTTAGTGGATTTCCTAAATATGCTTCTTTAATTAATTTTTTAAAATTTTTCATAGATTTTATTATATAATATAAATATGTTACTCTTTTATTCTAATTGTGATATCATGTGGAGCTGTTTCATCTCCTCCAAAATAAGGATATAAATAATATCTTTTAAATGTATCCATACATAACCTATCTACAATAGAATTACAACCATCAACACCTAAAATATAATGGTCTTCTGTTATCTCCAAACTACAATTTATAATTTCATTTATTTGTACTTCTTTAATAATATCAAAAGTAAAAAATCCCCCTTCATGTTTGAACCATAATATTTGTAATTTATCCTCATAATATCTCCATCCAAAGCGAATTGAATATTCCATATGGTTTCTACCACAATCACTTACACCATATAATTTATTTACATCAGCTTGATTATGTGCTGATTTAGAAGTATAAATAGCTGATTCATCAAATATTACTTGGAATTCTATATGATTTCTTTTGTCAGCTTTATATCTATAACCTGACCTATGTCTATTCTTTTTTATTTTATAGGTTTTAAAACCTTCACTATCTATCTTAGAACATCCTATAAAGGTTAAAAATAATAATATTAATCTTTTCATTCTATTATTTCAGCTTCTTCAACCACTTCACAAAACATATAATGTGTTTTTGTTTTTAAAACATGGTTTGAATTTATATGGTCCCTAAATTCCTTAACTTGTTCTTGATTTTGAAAATTTGTCATAGGAATGTTTCTAATAATTTTATATAAATTACCTTGATGGTGATACAATTGATTAAACATAATAATAAATATATTATATTTTTATATTATTTCCAAACTAAAATTTAGTAAATTATTCAATTTTATTTTTTTCATATTCTATTATTAAATCTCTATATAATAATTTTACTACTATCAACCCAAAAACTATCCAAATTAACATAATTGAACCAGTGGCAAAACCTGATGTTGCTATATTAAAATTATGGATCCCATGGTAAAGTACAGCTGTAGTGTACCCTGCTATAAAATATAAAATTGATTTTAATTTTGGTTTTCCTGCTAATAAATAAGTAGCTACACTATTAGATTTACTTGGGGATTTGATAATTTTACTTAATCCAATCCAATAGCCAAATAGTAAACCACAATTCATATGAATTAAAGTGGCATTAAAAGGTCTGGATTTTAATACAAAGGGTCCATATTCTTGATAGTACCCAAAATTTTCTAATAATGCAAAACCCAACCCTACCATACCAAAATATAACATATAAGTTACAGGATGTAATGTTTTTTCTTTCCTAAAGTTAATTATCATAATTATAAACATTATATATTTTACTAGTTCTTCCCTAGCAGCAACTACTTTAAAATTAACATCAAAAACATCACCGAATACATAAAATTTATTCCAATGAGAAAATGGTAAATTTAGAAAATCAAGTAAACCTATAGATAATATTCCAGCAATAACACAATATATACAGTTTTTAAATTGTATTGATCCTTGTGGTGAAGTTAAATATAAAATAAAGGTATATAATAGTGGTGGGAAAATGACTAATAAAGTCACAATGAAGTTAAATCCTAGTAGCATATCATTTATTTAATAAAAGTTAATATTAGAAAACTACTTTTATTAAAAACTATTGAGAATGCAACTATGGTTATAAATATTAAAAAATATATTAATATTTTAATTTTTCCAAAAAACTTGTATACATATTAAAATAACAGCTAATAAAAGTGATATAATAGTTTTAATATTAAAAGCTTCATTGAAAAAATAATTAACTAGAATAGCATATATTACCATTCCGATTCCAAAACCTATAAATCTAGTTGGCCATAATAGACCATCCATACCCTCTACTGTGTATTTTGTTCCCCATAAGTAAAGGAAAGATATTGGAATCCCTATAACAGCCATTACCCATTCATGTTCTTTAAACCAATCCCATTTAAATTGACCATTTAATTGAAAAAATACAATTATATGAGCTAATAAAAAGAATAATATACCATATAATAAACTTATATTCATAATTTAGTTGAACCTTCAAACATTTTATCTTTTAATTCTTCTCTTCTATATTCTATTGCTTTTTGAATAAAATATAATTCTCTACTATCACAATTAGAAATATACTTACAAGCATCTTCTAATAAATTTTTATCATCTATAGTCATAATTTAAAATGTTACTTTATTTGCTAATGATTCTAAAATTACTTTAGCCATAAGAGGACATCCATCCTCTATTAACATAATAGCTCTTTGTAATTCTTTATATACTTCTTCTTTATCCATAACTTTTATTTTTATTATCCTAATATTAAATTATTATTTTCTAACCCAACCTTCCAAAATCTAGTATGCCATAATCCTTTTCTTACACCTTCAATAATGTAATCATCTTCTACATGGCCCTCATCAGCATAAGTTGCTATCATTACTATACCCATATCAAAAAAATCTCGGGCATCATCACGTCTGCCTTCTTTAATTGCTCTTAATCCATTTTCCCAAGCTTTTGTTACTGGGTTGTTTGTAATTTGTGATTTTAATTTCATAACTTTTTATTTTTATTTGCCTAAATATAAGTAAACTAATTCCAGAAGCCAAATATTTTATAAAAGAAAGCAAATATTTATTTGTATGGAATCAATTTTAGTTTTAAATAATGATTACACCCCTATTAATGTTACAGGATTAAATAGAGCTTTTAAATTAGTTTATCTAGGGAAAGCTGAGGTTGTTGAGTCTAATGATGATAAACCTATTATTACTAGTGTTAAGATTTTTAAACGTCCTACTATTATAAGACTATTAAATTATATTACTGTTCCATTTAGGAAGGTAACTTTAAATAGAGAAAATATTTTTAAAAGAGATGGATATCATTGCCTATATTGTGGTGATAGAGACCGTGATAAATTAACTATAGATCATGTTATACCTAAATCAAAGGGTGGAAAAAATACTTGGAAAAACTTAGCTACTTGTTGTAGATCTTGTAACGTAGAAAAAGATAATAAAACTTTAGAAGAGGCTAATTTAAAACTTGAATATCAACCTTACAGGCCTACATATCTTCAATTTGTGAAAAACATAAATGTCAATGGGGGTAAAAATTGGTTACCCTATTTATTTTCTTGATCTGTTCTAGGTATTATATCGTAGTTTTCTTTTAAATGTTTTAATGTTAATTCTTTGTTTCCATTTGAATTATTATACCAATCCCATGCTATGGATTTTTGTTTGTCTATAATATCATTCTCTATTACTTGGCATGAAGATTCAAATAATGGAATCATATCATCTGTTATTAGATCTTCTATATCAATATTAAATTTTTCAGCAATAATATATAAACCTATAATATCTTGGTTTCTATAATAATTTGATATTTTATTAAATTCTTCATCATCTCCTCCTTTATCAGGGTGTAATACTTTTGATAATTTTTTAAATATAGGTTTACATAAATTATTTGCTATACGTTCAGGGAGGGGGTCAACAGTAATTGGTGTATTATTAGATTCATCAGTGTTAACTAGTACAAAATCTTCTTCAAACTGTTGTACATAAACATCAAACTGTTTTTGAGTTTCATTTTCCTCTTCTTGTAAGAATTTATATTTATAGATCCATTTTTTATAAGACACTTTAGGTTATATTATGTTTATTTAAGAATTCTTGAAGATATTTCCCATCTTTGATATGCACCCACCCATCACTAAGTTCTCTTATTAAAAAACCATCCTCATCAACATACTTGTTGTAAACGTCAATAAAGGTATAACCATTTTCCTTACATTTTTTATCTAATATTTTATTAAAATATAAATAAGCTAATTTTCTTTCCTCATCAGTACCAAAGTAAGGAGTATCAATCCCAGGACAATCACTTTCTCTGGAAGGTGGAACAACATTGTACACACAAACTTCCCTAAGTTTAATGCTTAATTTATTTAAATTTAATTTAATAGCCTCAAAATAATTATCAATCATTTTATCTATAATACTTTGATATGTTGTAGATTCATTTACATGTTTGTAAACATGACATCTACAATCTATTTCTCCAAAACTCCAGATTAAAGTATCACCATTTTTAAGATCAAATTCACTAATATCTACTAAATCTAATTTTTTTATCCCAAAATTAAAACATAACACTGCCCCAATGTGATGATGTTTTACATTCCAAGGCCAACCATTTTTTTTAGATGCTGTTATTTGTCCTTTAGTTATATCAGGTTGTGCTGTTTCTCCTCCACCACTATCTCCTACTGTATGTATTGCCATTTAAATGGTATCTATTAATTTCTTTTTCTGTATTCTATTTTAAATTGGCGTAATCCTTCAAACATATCTTTTTCATATAATGATTTGTTTTTAGGATTAGCTATCCAATCTTTCCAAGTATATCGAGGGAATTTTTCCATATACTTATAAATATGAAAAGAATATATTAAATGATTCCCAATTCTCTAGCTCTAGTATAACCAACTATTCTACCATCATCTAGCGCATATTTTCTTTTTGTTTTTGGTAAAGATTCTTGAACTTGCTCCCAGTCTAACATCCCTTTAGGATATTTTGTTTCTGTTTTTATAGGTCCATCTTTTGTTTTTGATAAATCATAAAACCAAGTTGTGACTGAACCATCTGAATGTTTAACTACTCTAGTATATTTTTCTTTTATTTCTACTGGTTGTTCTACTGGTCTACCTCTTTTCATTGTTTTTTCCTTTTACCTCGTTTATTTCCTTTAGCTTGTTTATTCTCTATTATCAGTTTTTCAGCTATTATTTGCCTATATATAGGACTTTCCATTTCACAATAATATCTGCCTTTCATGATTTTTCTTTTTCTCCTTGGTATACCCAAATTCCTATTAGGGCTAATCCAATCATAAATGTTATAACTATTTCTATCATTTTTTATTTTTTAACTTTTAATTCCATTGCTTTGATATGTTTACATCTTCTATCTTTTGCTCTCCATGTACCAGGACAATCACAATATATTTTACCTGAATCTGGGTAGTATTTTGTTGTATATTCTACATCTTTTGAGCTACTACTAACATGAGTCTCTACGATAGGTTCTGTTCTTTTTTTAGTTTTTAATTTGGGTTTAATCCAAATTAAGTCTTTTAATGTTGTTAATGGGTGGACTTTTTGAAATGTTGGTAATACTCTTTTATCACCATTACTATCTATATAAAGTGAAGGTGCCATGTAGGCATGCTCTACTTCATAATAAAATCTTTGTATATTCACAAACTTACCTAATCCTCTAGGTTTGAAAGAATATTGTGAGGAATCATTATGAACTATTCTAGTTCTTAGATTACCATATTTGTTTAAATTTTGAAATTTGAATAATGCCATAACCTTAATTTATGACATAAATATAACATCCATTTAACGGGAAGCCAAGCAAAATGTAAATTAGGAATTTGAAATTATGGAGCGTCTGTTACTCTATCTCCTGAAACCATATTAACAGAAGTCATAATATACTGAGCATTATCAAAACAATTTAATTCAGTCCAATTAGCAGCAAATGATCCACTTTCCCCATTTCCTCCAAATTGCCACCAAGCAATACCATTTGCTACTTGTGAATGTTGGTTTAAATCTTTAGGTGTTCCCCCATTATATAACTCATTAATTTCATCTTGGGTAAATGCTGTATTCCAAAGTGACATATTTTGCAATGAACCTGAGTAAGGATCTATACCTCCTGCTGTGAAAGTATTAGAAGTTCCTATTTGTGGATCTTGACTACCATTAACACCTATTGTAGTACTAGAACCAAAACTACCACTTCCTCTTTTCACACCATTAACATAAATACTTCCTGTACCATCAGAAAATACTGCAAGAACATTTTGCCATGTGTTACTTATAGGAGCTATATTAGTTCTTATTCGCTCTGTACCTTGTCCTAATTTTTTTATTTCAAAATTCCATCTTCCTGCTGGTGGAGAACCAGGTGTACCAAAGTTATCATGCATTAAGATATATCCATTACTTGTATTTGCATTATCAATTATAGTACCATCATCTGGTGGATCTGATATTAAAGGTTTAGCCCAAACTGATATAGTAAAATTATTAGTTGGTGATAACCCTGCATTTTGTGGGGTTGAAAATCTTTGTAAAGTTAAAGGAGTAGAATATGGTGGTGGACCTGGGTCAAATAACATAGAAAATTGATTATTATAAACAGGTGGTGGTGTTGAACCTCCTGCTATTTCTGGTAGGAAAGTTCTATGTTGGTTTAATTCATCTGGGGTTATGTTTATAGTTGTAGCCCCTTCTACAAAAGTTACACTACAATTACCTGCTCCTCTTATAAAAGATTCAGATATTGGGATTGTAATTCCTGGGGTAAGGTCAAAAGATGAATTACCTTCAGGAACAACTACACCTAACTGGTAATCATTTACAACAATCATCTCTCTTGAAATATTTGAGAAGCTTGAAAATGAAGATCCTGATAGATATTTTGGGATTGATGACGGGTATATTTGGGCAGAATTAGGAGTTATTTCTAAAACTGCATATGAAGAACCTGTGGATTGATTATTAAATGTAAAACTAGCCATAAATGTATATAATATAAATATTAAATAAAAAATAAAATTACATCATTCCATAATGAGATATTTCATCCACACGTCCTTCTTCATCTTCACTAATTAAATAAACTGGGTAGTTCCAAAGTTGGGCTATATTATAAACAACATCATCCGCCTCAATTTCATCTAATCTTAAATTATTTCTTTTATTATGGGTTAAAATTAAACTTCTATCTCCATCTTTATCAAATTCTGTAACTTGAATATCTGGTAGGTATCTTTCCCTATTGTATTGTTTTGATAAGGTCTCTATAATGTTTTTATATCCTTCTTCATCATGTATTGAAGATATATTATATTCCTTAGATTTTTCAATGTCCGTTACTTCAAACAATTTCATATCCCTAATTACCTTAGGAGATAAATATTGTGATACAAATGAATCATCTCTATAATTAGCTGCTGCATATATTATTTCTTTTCTCCAATCTTTACCTATTAATTCAGGAAACCATTTTTTATCTTCTTCTGTTGGATTTTCACACATTCTTTTTATATCCATAAAAATATTAAATCCCATAGTATAAGGATTAATACCTGAGTAATAATCACTGTTGTATGCAGGTTGTGTTATAACACTTGTATGATGTTTTATAAACTCTAACATAAAACCTTCACTTAAATATCCTTTATCATATAAACTATTAACTATATAATAATGGGAAAAAGTAGCGAATCCCTCATTAATCATTTTAGTTTGAGCTTGTGGATAAAAATATTGAGACACTTTTCTACAAATTCTAACAATTTCCTTTTTCCATGTTGGTAATGATGGAGAATGTTTTTCAATGAAATATAAAATATTTTCTTCAGGTTGGCTAGGATGTATATTTCTTTTTCTTCTTTTTTTCTTTTTGGATTTATAATTAGGAATAGTTTCCCATAAGGGGTTGTAATCTTTTCTTTCAAATTCTAAAGCCTCTAAAAATCTTTTTTTTTCTTTTTCTGGGGAGAGTTTTGTTGGTTTTTTATATTTGTCAACCCCATAATCTTGAATGGCATGACATGCATCTAGTACTTCTTCTACAGTTTCAGGACCATATATTTCTTCACATTTTAATATATAATCTCTAGCAAATTTCATATAAGCAACAATAGTATCAGCATTGGTCCATTGTTTAAACATATAATTATTTTTGAAAAAATGATTGTGTCCCATTCCGGCATGAGCAATAACTAATAACATCAAGCATGTAGTATTATCCTCCATATTATAAGAAATGCAAGGGTTTGAGTTTATAATCATTTCATAACTTAATCCCATTTGTCCTCGCTTATATGCTGATTGTTGTTGAGAAAAATTTTTACCAAATGACCAATGGGGGTATGATATTGGCAGACCTATTAATGACATTGCATCTAATAATTGTTCAGATGTGACTACTTCATATTGGTTAGTATAAATGTCTATATTTAGTTCTTCTTTTGCTATTATCTCGCACAGTTTGTCTGCTTCCTCTAAGGCTTCAAAAGTCCATTCAGATTTATCAAATAAATCTTTATAATATTCCTTAGATTTTAATTTAGACATTTTTTGATTTTTTGTTAAATAATTTTTGAAATACAGGCCAAATCTCACTTTCATTCATTACTTTTTGAGAAGCAAAATGAGGTGTTGAGTCTGAGATTTTTTGATAATATGAATGTAATTTACTTTGATTTGCCCATCTACTAATTTCTAAATAAGCAAAATATCTAACATTTGGTAAAATTTCTTGTTGAACTATCTCGCATGATTTGGTAGCATCTGTGTAATCCCAAACATCACCATCTGATGCTTGTGTTACATATATATTCCAATTTAGGGTTGAGTACCTTTCTTTTATTATACTACTAGTTAAATCTAAAGCATTTGCTACAATTGTACCTCCAGTTTCTCTAGAATTAAAAAACTCATCTTCATCAACCTCTTTAGCTTCAACATGATGTCTTATAAATACTAATTCTATTTTTTCATATTTTTTATGTAAAAACATATATAGTAAAATAAAAAATTTTTTAGCTATAGTTTTTTCATGTTCACCCATTGAAGCTGATACATCCATAACACAAAACATTACTGCTTTTGTTGAAGGGTCAGCTTCTATTTCAAAATTATTATACCTTAAATCAACATCATCTAAGAATGGAATTGAATTTTGTTGGATTTTTAACTTTTTAATTTGTTCTTCTAAATCTAAAATTAAATCTTTATCAGTTGTATTTTGGATTTGTTCCTCTAATTCTTTTATTTTTTTAGCATAAATGGATTTTATACCTATTTTTCTAGCTAGTGAATTCTTAATTGATGTTGGGATATTAAGCCTTGATGGGGTTGAGTCCTTAGTATGACCTTTTCTTTTTAATTTTTCTTCAACTAGTTCTTCAACTTCTTTTTGTAATAAATCTGGTAGTTCTAAATCTTCAAAGAAATATTTTAGAAATTCCTCTCTATCTAATTCAACATAGAACTCATCTTCACCCAAGCCCTCATTACTTCCTTGTCTTCCATCTCCACCACTACCTCCATTTTGTTGTGGTTTTTTTACTTTATCTCCTTTTTGGAATTGATCATTTCCAGGACTAATATATTTCTTATCTCCTGTACTATTGTCATATCTGAATTTGGGTTCTTTTATACCTTTAATTGGAACCTTTACTTTACCACTTCCAGTGGCCATATCTTCAATACTACCCTTAGAGATTGTTCTAGGTAGAGCTTTTCTTATTTTATCCTCAACCCTTTTTATAAATTTTCTCTTATTCCCAGTGGATTTTCCTTTAAAATTTTTCCTTCTATCAACTATATGACCCATATCTTATGTAATTCAATAATAAGAATTATTGACGAGAACGATGTCTTAACCACCAACTAATTACAAGTTCTACTTGCTTCTTAGTATAGCCTCTTTCTTTCATTCTTTTTACAAAATCTTGATGTTTTTTATTATCTTCTTTACTTGATTTGGTACCAAATGAAATTACAGGAAGTAATTCTTCAGTATTTGAAAATAATCTTTTTTCTATTACACTTTTAATTTTCTTATATGATGTCCATTTAGGTGCTTCACCATTATTATTAGCTTTATGTCTTAAAAAGAAATTTACTACTTCATTTCTAAAGTCTTTAGGATTGGCTATTCCTGCTGATTTTTCAATTTTTTCTAATTCTTCATTCAATGCTTGTCTATCATAAATTTCACCAGTATCTGGGTCTCTAAAATCAGTATCATTCATCCAACAATCAGCATGTAAAACGTATTTATCAAATATATTTTGACCATATTCATGGTATGAATCAATATATGCTTTTTGTATTTCATCTCCAATAAACTCAGCATACTTAACTGCTAATACAGATTTGATAATATCTAAATATTTTTCTTCTTTGTCTTTTGGGAACTGTTGTCTTATAATTTCTTGTTCTAAAATATATAATAAATGAACTGGGTTTGCTGCTATTTCTGTTTGATCATAATTAAATACTTTAGATAATATTTTAAAGGCAAACCGTGTTGAAATTCCTTCCATCCCTTCAGTTACACCTGCAGTTTCCCTATATTCGAAAATTGATTTTGCATTTGGATCTAATTCTTTTAAATTTTCTCCATTGTATACTCTCATTTTAGAAACTAATTTACTATTCTGAGGTTCTACCAAACGACTCATTACTGTGAATTGAGATAGTATATCTAGTGTTTTTGGTGAGCATGGTGCTTTTGATAATGAGCTACCATTAATTAATTTTTCATATATCTTAATTTCTTCATCTACTTTTAGACAATATGGTACTCTAATCATATAAACCCTATCTAAAAATGCTTCATTTTTCTTATCATTTGAAAATTTCTCCCATTCACTTTCATTTGAGTGAGCTAGTATAATACCATTAAAAGGAATGGCACCAATTGGTTCAGTGCCCTTATAATTTTTTTCTTGAGTTGCAGTTAATAATGGATGTAATACTTTAATTGGTGCCTTAAACATCTCAACAAATTCCATTATTCCTTGATTTCCTAAACATAAACCTCCTGAATATGAATAAGCATCTGAATCACTTTGTGAGTGGTCTCCTAATTTTCTAATATCTACTTTACCTACTAGGGTTGAAATATCTTGATTATTTTCATCTCCTGGTTCTGTTTTGGAAACACCTTTTTGGTCTAATATTGATGGGTGTAAAGTTACTACTTTAAATTTTGTTATATCCCCATTTACTTCTTTTAATCTTTTAACCGCCCATGGTGACATACAGTTAGGAACATACCTTGAAGAAATTCCATATTCTTCTTCTAATTCATTTTTATGATCACAAAATAATCCTAATGGTGATTCTAGAACTGGGGAAATTTCATCCCCACATTTTAAAACATAGATTGGTTCTTCTTGAATTAATTTTTTTAAACATTCAGCAAGTGATGATTTAGCTGAACCTACAGGTCCCATTAAGTATAATATTTGCTTAGATTCTTCTAATCCTTGAGCAGCATGTTTAAAGAATGAAACAATATTATCAATTGTACCTTCCATCCCATAAAAATCTTTAAATGATGGGTATACTTTAATTTTTTTATTACCATGTATTCTACTAAGTCTTGGATCGTTTTTAGTATCTATTATTTTTGGTTCTCCAATTGCTTTTAAAATTCTTTCAGAGGGAGAAGAATATAAAGT